TAGGAAAACTTGAGTATACTGTCTAAAGGTCAAGAGGTAGTTGGGACAAACTAGGAGGATGAATGGATAGGAAAACTTGAGTATACTGTCTAAAGGTCAAGAGGTAGTTGGGACAAACTAGGAAAGTTAAATAAATGATAATATACAGAAGAAAGATTACTTTACCTGAAGAAAGATTACTTCAGGTAAAGAATCATAAATAGAAAAAGTGAGATAAAATAAATTATCTCACTTATGTAGTTTAATAGAATTACTAGATTAAGTAATTGCTAAAGGAAGGCCACAAGTTGAACCAACATATGGAATTTCAAATGTTAAAGTTGCCATCCAACCACCTAAATTGTCATCAAACTTTTCATTAAAAGGTTCAATATTTATTGAGTCATCTAGTATTGCATAACCATCTTCTTCATAATTTCTAAAATAAGATACTATATCAGTCATAATTAATAAAGTATCTGAATAAATCTCATCTAAATTAGTACAATCTTTATTCATTAAATCAGCAACAAATAAATTAAATTTAATATTTATTCTACCTTTATCTATTGTACTAGGTTGAGGCAATACTATAACAGCAGGATATATGTTGCTTTTAGCCTGGAAATCCCAAGTATCACCAGAATAGAATGTGTTAATTTGGTAATGATTGCTACAAAAAGTATGTAGTGCATCAATGATATTATTATATGTTTTCATTTATATTAAAATTTTAGTAAAGTTAACTCATAAGTTTTCATACAGATACTTGAGATTAATCCGCCCAAGAACCAATGAATACCTAATATTGGGAATAATAAAGCAATTAGAAGTCCTGTCCAGAATCCTAAACACGTTGAACAATTTAATATTTTTAGTAATAATGAATAGCGGAAATGCTTGTTAACAAACTTTCTAAACCATTCAAAGATAAATTCTCTACCAATAATATTTGTTAAAGAAATACTTGCTAAAATAAATATGATAAGATGCAGCATTTTTATTTTATATATTTGCATTTATAACGTGAGAGTTTAATCCTAAGAATCTTTCTATTGCAAACTTATCATCACCATCTAAATTCAATCCACAAAAGTATGCAGTTCTTTCAGGTAATAAATCATCAATTCTATTTGCTGAAGTATATTCAGTAAAGAATGACATATTACCAATTATATGATCTGATAATCGTTGTGTATAAAATTCTGCTTTGTTACGAATACTTTCTTGTAAGAATTTCATTTCTTCAAGATCTATTTGAGCAGAATTATCTGAATTTTGATTTACTACACCTTTATTCATCATCTTAAATTTTAAATAAGGAATGCATTCATAAAGTGCCCATTGTACTAATGAAGGATTAATATAATCATCTAATAATACTTTATAATTAATATTTGTAGGATCACTAGATATTGTACCATCTGCAACCTTTGCTTCAATAGATTTGTAAAGTTTACTACCTAATATTTGTTGTATATGTAAAAATTGAGCATCAGATATTCCCATAGTAACTAACTGTGGTTCTACATTTAAATTTACAGGTGTATGTTCTTTAAAATAAGATTCTGATATAAAAAAAATTTGAGTTGCCATAATTAATTAATTTTTATTGGTGTTACAGGTGCTGAAGGTATTCTATCTGAAGTAGGAACAACTAAAGTATCTAAAGGTTCAAGGTTCATCATACTTCTCATTTCATTTTGTGTCATTATATTAACAAGTACACGTTCAGAAAAACTAAATTCAATAGGTTTAATAGGTATAATACTTAATGGTTGTAATCCATTTATTGCACCTAACATATTAATGGTATTCAATGTAGTAGTTTGAATTGGTTTAATTACATTATTTTGATATAATGAAAATGCTGTTTCAAGTTCTGTAGTACCACCAAGTTGTCCCGGTGTACGAATACCTACAAGCATAGGCGAAACTACTTTATGACCTGATAAAATATTTTGTAGAACAGTATCTTGTAACTGAATAAATTGTTTATCCAAATCATTAGTAGATAATTGTTCAACAGTTGGTTGATTATCTTTTCCATCAGAGAAAGTAATTATAAATTTACCAGCATTATCTGAGCCAGAGAATTTAGATGTAACAGATCTTTCTACTTTTCTACGTTCTTCATCAGTAGGAATTCCATTTACAAAGTTCATCATTACACTTGGTTGCATACCATTTTTTAAATGAGATAAATGAAAATTAGAAATTTCAGTATCAATTTCAATATATGATAATGCACCTACATAAGATGGCAATGGATAATATTCAGTTCCAGGTCTATATTCTTTAACATAAAGTAATTCTGAATTTTGTTTTGAATTCTTTTTATATGCAGGTATAGGTTTTGGAGTATTTTCTTTTTTCTTATAATTCATCCAATCTTTACAATAGAAATATTCAGACACTTGTCCTTTATCATCTTGTTTACCTGAACGTAATTTTGAAAAATCTATATGATACATTTCCGCAATTGTTTTATGATCCTTACTCCAAATAATATTTATAGAATAACCACCATAAAGTACAAAATCATATACTATTTTATTATAGAATACATCAATAGTATCATAAGGATTCACCATTTCCATAAACTTATCGGTCTTTCTATCTGTTTTCTTTTCATAAGTAAATCCATTTCCACATACATTATCAACTTTACTTGATATAATTGCATTGTGTAGTGCACTTCTATTAGCAAGGTCTTGTAATTTAAAAGGAAATAGATTATCTGAACCATATTTTACCCAATCATTTTGGTTACTATAAGGCTCAAGAAATGTAGGTAAGTCTACTTGAGACATATTTACTATAACTAAATTGTTTTTTTCTTCGTTATCCATTGTATATTATTGTTTTTTCTTCATTATTTATATATGTAATAGGTTCTGCTGAAGTATTATCTTCAATATATAACTTTCCTATCTCTAATAATGTTTCATCTGTAAAATTCTTTATACTATAATCATAAAAACCTGGTAAAAAATCTATTAAATATGTAATACTTATACCACTATCAAAATCACTCATTAAATTTAATCCAACAGGAGTATTAGTATATGCATTAAGTACTATATTAATTAAATTTTCACAAGTGCCATCAACATAAACATTAGCTCCACTTTTTACATAAATTAAAGTAGTCATAGGAATTACTAAAGTACCTCCAACTTCAACACCTAAAGTATTGTTAATAAAGTATACTGTATTTTCATCTAAAGTAATAGTTTGTCCTGATTTTACTATTAAAGAATCAATTGACGCCTTAGGAATTATGAAACACTTATTATATCTTCCTATATTTAATGAATAATCAGTTATTTCTACTAAAAAAGATTCATTAGATGTGCAATTTGTTAATGTCATATAATAAACATTAATATTTTCTGCAACAATTCTTTCTTCTAATGTAAATATAGCAGTATTAACTATATTTTGTTTTAAATTTATCATTTTTTGTTTAGATATTTTATTATAAATATAAGATTTAGTTTTTTATTTATTTATTAAAACATAAAAAAACGAGATAATGTTTAGATTATCTCGTTTTAATTTTGTTAAGTTATAGTAGTTATACTATATCAACTAAAGTAGATGTAATAAGTGCAGGGTCAACTTCTCTAGCAGGATAATGTTCCATACCTTGTAAAGTAATATCCCATCCATTTAAATCAGAAAGTGCTGTACCTGAAGAACTAGTACCTGAAGCTAATTCTAATCCATTCATTTCGCCAAGTAACCAATATTTATCATTATAGTCGTGTACAATTATACATAAAGTACCTTGTCCTAAAAGTTTAATTTGATTACGTTTAGCAGCTTCATTTTTTGCAAAGATAAGTTTCAATGCTTGTTCATAACCTATAGTACCATTTTGTAAGTTTGATTGTATAGTTTCTGTCCAGTTTGAAGATGTTTTATTAGGTACAAATTTATAAAATTTCTTTGTTGCTACCATTGTGAATCCAGTTATAACACCAACATCAGCAGGTGTACCTGGAGTACCATATAGACCAGGATTATTTGGAGAAGGAGTTGTCGCAGTAATATTTTCTATATTGGTTATGTAAACACTTCTGATACCACCAGTATTATCTCTACATCCTTTAGCAATTCCCGTTGTTAATAAACAGCTCATTTTTTATATATTTTTTTAATTATTATTTTGTTTTAATAAAGGAGAGTATGTTGCAACTCTCCTTAAAGTATTGTTTTTCTTAGAAATTGCAGACACAGAATTCAGGGAAGTATACTTGAACACCTAATTTCCATTGAATGTTTACAACAACTTGATCTAAATCTTGAGAATAGTGAATATCAAATTTTTCAGTTTCGTTTAAAAGGTCTGTACCAACAACAAGGTTAGCAGCACTAGATAATACCATATAATCAGTTCCGGTTAAACCGTGAGTAGCAATTAATTGAACAGGAGTTCCAGGAATTGTCATTTGGAAGTTTGAACCTACATTACCATCATAATGGAATAAGTTAGCGGTTCTTAAAGCTGCAGCATAAAGGTTATAGTTAGCCATTGAAACGAATAATGTTAAATCATTTTTCATTAAGATTGCTTCAGGAATAGCAGCAACCATTTTATCAATAGCAGCAATGATAGTACTAGATGTGAAAGGTCCTGTTATAGCAGATACTTGTACTCTAGTTGCTTCAGCAGCAAGTGTGTGAACAAATCCGTTGAATTTACCAAAAATTGGAGTAGTTAAACTACCTTTCCAAATTGCTAATTCATTAGATTCTTTGATTTTTTCTACATATGAATCTGCAAGGATTGCACCAAGTTCTTCATCTTTAGGAGTTCCGGCTTTCATCCACATTCCCATAAAATATTGTTCAAGTGTTTTTTCACACAAGTATTCTTTTACTTCTAATGCAGTAACAGCGATTTCTCTTTGTTTAAAGGCAACAGCACCAGCTTGTCCAGCAAACCCACAGGTTGCATTACTAACTGTAACAGTGTTGTCTAAAATGTTTAGTGTTTCTTTGTATTTTATACCAGGAACGATAGTAACTAAATCTATAGTTTTGCCGGTAGCAACTGCTTTTTTAATTAATTGTTGAGCAGTTTGATTAACATAAGCGCTAATTGATGATACGTTAAAGGCCATTTTGTTTTATTTTTTTAATTGTTTTTATATTGCCTATCCGGCGTTTATTTTGTTGATAATTTTTCTAATGCTTCAATACGCATTTCTCCAATAGATTTTGGTTCTTTAGATTCTACAGTTTTACTAAAATGAATAGGTTCAGCAGAAGGTAGTTTTGATAATTCAGCAACTTGAGAACTCAATTCTGTTTTCATTGCAGAATAGTTTGTTGCCATATTAAGCATCATATCTTGGCATTCAGTCATTGCCTGTTCAAGCAATGCAATTCTAGCAGCAAGAGAATCAACAGATACTTCTTCAATACCATTTTCAGCAGTTGTTTCAGCAGGTGTTTCTGCTTCAGGAACAATAGGTGTAGTTTCAGGTGTTGGTTGAATAGTTATATCAGCAGCAGCAACAGGAGCAGTAATATTAGTAATTAAATTATCAGGACCAACAGTAATTACTGTTCCATCTTCCAATTCATAATCACCAGCAGGAGCAGGAGTTGTAGTATTTGCATCTTGACGTAGTAAAAAATTACTACCTGCTTCAAGTTTATCAAATACAACTGCAGTTCCATCTTTTAACTTTGCTTCTGTCATTTTAACTTCAACTATGTTTTCCTCCATACCAAGTAAAACTTTAATTTTGTTAATAACTTCGGTTTTGTTCATTTGTTAATTGATTTTTTTAATAAATATAAGTATTAGTTTTTTATTCAACTTTAGTCAATAATTATTTTTGAATAGTATTATCAATCTCTGTATTTTCATTCTTTAGATTGTTTCTAATGTCTTTAGACTTTCTATATCCAAGTAAACCAACACCCATGCCTGTAAATAGTAAAATGTTAGCAATCAATTCAGGATGACTAAATATTGTTGCATATAAAAAGCAAATTGCACCAATAGTTGATATTAATAATCCTTCAGTACCTGAACCTGATGTTTTTCCATCTGAATTACTTGTTAATTGTCCAAATGAGAATTTTTCTATATCAAGTTTCATATTATTCTGTTATTTGAAATAATAATTCTGTTATTTGATTTAATAATTCTATATTTTTTTGTTCTTCAACTGATATTTGTTCATCTTTAGCAAACTTTTCAACAAAAAATCCTTCAATACTGAATCCTTTTACCATTTCTTTTTTAACAATGTTATTCCAAACTGTTGAATCATTTACTTTCATACTAATCATCCACGTTCCAATGGGTACAGAATACCCAAGTGCAGCAGATTTATCTTTTAAAGTATCCGTTACTATCCAAGATTCTATTAAAGTAATGTTAGGTAAACTAACTTCGTGTTCAAAATTAACATTACTTTGTTTTGATTGTTCTAAATATTTTTGAGAACTTTGTTCTACAGTTTCTTTAGTAAAATATACATAATATTCTTCATCAGTCTCTTGATTATATCTATAAATTTGTTTATCAGGTATCATTGCAGGACCTGTAAGTATTTGTTTTTCTTTATAAATACGTGCAAGTGTAACAGATACTTCATTATTTTCAAACATTAAGAAATCCATTTCTATTGCAGGATACTCTACTAAAGCAATTGCATCTAATCCAGTTTCATCAGTAAGCATTAATTCTTTAACAGGAATTGTTTCTGTCATTTTTGTTTTATACATACTATCACAAATTGCTGTAGCTTGAGAATTATCTTTTGCAGTTTTATCACTTATAACTATTGGAACACATCTTGATATAAAATCAGATTGTTTTTCTCCTTTTCTTGGTTTTGGCATTATTTAAATTATTTTATATTAACCGATTATTGAACGTTGTTGAATTACTTGTACTTTTCTTTGCATTCTAGATATATCATATTCAGTAACTATAACAGGAATTGAAGCAATTCTACTTACTATTGCATCAAGGTCAGAAGAGTTTAAAGTAGCAGTTAAAGATGCATCAGAATTAGAACCTGACCCAGGATTAAATGAAACGCCACCTCCTACTTGATTTATTTTAGATACTATATTACGAAATGCTGGTACTGCCATAGAATTTTTATTAACTACTGCTTCACCACCTTCTAATTCTCTAGTAACACCACCAGCTGAATGACTAGGACCTGAGATTAATCCCCCAAGTGCCATTTTTTCTACGTTTGCAAGTTGAACAGCAACTGCTGCTTCTTCAATAATACCAGTTGCAACATCAAAAGGTATCATCCATGGTGTTTCTAGATGTGATGCAATAGCTTCAGCAGTAGATACAATAATTTTTGCACTTGCTATAGTAAAATCAATTATTGCTTCTTTCTTTTTTAATTCTTTAGATTCTAAAGCTTGTTTTTCTTTAAGTGCTTTATCATCAGCAGCTTGTTTAGTTGCAAGATCCTTTAATGCTTTAGTCTTTTTAGCTTCTAATGCAGTAGTACTTTGGCCACTTGCTGTTGCTATTGAAATTAAGTTATCATAATGCAATGATAAAGCATCTGTAGCATCAGATTGTGCTTGTTGTTGTATATCTGATTCTGTTTGTTGGTGTTTTGCTAAATCTTGTTCTTGACCAGCATATATTTGTTGCATTAAATTACCAGTAGCATCTGCAAAATTTAATATTTCTTTAGCATCTTTAACTAAAGCATCAATTTTAGTTTTTGTAGATTTTTCTGTTGCTTTATCAATTATAGTTTGTTTATTTTTATTAAAGGTTGCTTCATCTATTAAAAAAGATGCATACATTTCAGAATTAATTCTTAATTCTTCATTTTTTTTCTTTTCAATAGATTCTAATTCTATTTGATCTTGGGTATTTCCTAAAGATAATACTTGATCGTGATAATTTTGTAATAAAGTTATTCTTTCTGCATCAAATTTAATATCATCTTCTAAACTTTTCTTTCTTGCATCTTCATTTTTTTTATTTTCTGCATCAATAATTGTTTGTTGTTCTTTAATTATAGAATCATCTAAAGCATCTTGATTATCTTGATCTATCTTATCATATTTTTTATTAATATTAAATAATTTTATTCTATGTGCTTCATTAACTGCTTCTTTTAAATTAGAATTATCTTTTGTTAATGCTAAAGATTTTTGATATGCATTATCTTCTTCAGAAATTTCTTTATTTCTTTCAGTCATTGTTGTTTTAAAATTCTTTCTAAAATAATCATTTATTTTATTTAATGATTCTTCATAAGATTTTTGTTTTTCTTCCTGTGCTTTAACTTGTTCTTCTTTTTCTTTTTTCTTGATTTCAGCTTTTTCACGCATATCAATTAATTGATACTTAGTGTTTATATTATGTAATTTTTCATCACCTGCTATTTTTATATCTTGTAAAGAAAGTTCATAATCACCTTCTTCATCAAGTAAATTTCTCATTTGATCTTTACCACCATTTTTACGTATTTTTGCAACTCTATCTTCGTGTTCCGCTAATGCTTTAGAACGGTTTATTTTGTTTTGTTGAAGCACTGCTTCATATTCATCTTGTTTAGATAAATAAGTTAAAGACGATTTATAAACTGATTCACTAATTTTTCCTATTGAATACAAATACTCAATTCTTGCTTTAGTAATTTCTTTTAAAATTTTTACAGTAAACTCACTATATTCTTTCATATCAACTGCTGACTCTCTAGTTGCAATTGTTTCAGTTTTAAATGCATTTACTAATAAATAGATTCCTCCAACAAGTGCTGCAACACCAGCAATAATAGCAAATAATGGCATTGCAGCCATTGCAGCATTCCAAATAGTTTGAGCAACAGTAGCTTCAGCGTCAGCAGCAATTACAAATTGAGTAGCAACAACTTCTGCTTGTAAACCTGTTATTCTTGCAGCTGTTGCCATTAAACCTTTAATCATACCTTTACCTTCAAGTAATTCTCTAACTTCCTCAAGTGACATTAAAGTTTCAATAACAACTGCCATATCTTTTTGTGCTTCAACAGCCTTTTCAGTACTTGCTCCAAATAATTCCATTGCTCCTTTAGCAACACCAAAACTACCAACAACGCCTTTAGCCATTTTTGCCATACCAGATAGAAACATTTCATTAGATGAGAATTTCATTTCCTGATTAAGGTCTTTCATTCCTTTTTTCAATTCACCAATTTCTTGTTTAAATGAATCAAATTTAACTTTATCACCTGCTGCACCAGCTGCTTGCATTTCATCGTTCATTGCTCTAATCTCTAGACGCATTTCACGAACAGATTTTAAACTATTATCTGCTTTAATATTTAAATTAATATCTACATCTGTACTGTTACTTGCCATTATTTATTATTTAATTAAGTTAAGAAATGCTACTAAAACATCACTTGCATTTCCTTTTTTATCAGTTGTTACTGTTTTAATTGCTATTTCTGTATTTATTAAATATACATCTGTAACAAATTCTACCCAATTCTTTCTTGTTGAATCTTTATTAACTACAACCTGTAGTATAAATTCTTTATTTAAGTTATGCATTAAGTTGTAAAGATCTATTGAATCATTTACGTCTATACCCGAAAACTTTTTAACTTTGTCTTCATCACCTGCAAGTAATACATCATAGTTACTACCTCTCCAATAAATTGCTAAAATTGCTGTGTCTTTTTCCATAGTGTTTATATTATATATTAAATGTAAATTACAAATGTAAATTTAATTAGAAATTACAATTGTTAATCCTGTTACATTTGTAATCAGACTGTAAAGTTTAGTAAGAGATACTTTAGAATTAAGTACTTGTCCTTTTACAGAATTGATACCAACAAGTATACAACCGTGAGTATCGATATCAGTATTACCACAATGAATAAGTGTACCATCAAAATAAGGTACATTATGAATTCTAAAATGATTACCAAAGTGAGCATTAGTTTCTTTAGTAACTGTATAAGTACCATAAGGAATTGCTGTTTGCCCAAATACTTTAGGGTCAGCAGCTGTAAATGATCTAACTTTATCTTCTAAAGTATCACATACATAAGTACCGTTATAATAAAGTTTACCAATAGTGTAAGTATCTTTAAGAGCGATTCTTTTTACTTCTATTTTGTTTTCCATAATTTTTAAATTTAGATATTATTGTATCTCTAAAGAATTTCATAAAATTTAATCCTGTGATTCTAGTTATGTTTTCAAAAATACTAATCAATTCAGTCATTGCAATGAACCCTGCGATAAGTTGATCAAGATTAGTCCAATTAGCCATCTCTTTCATAAACATATGACCTAATATTATTGCAGATGTGTAAAATACAAATTTTTCTATAGTATTTCTTAAGCGGTGTGAAACAATTTTTTGTCCTAATTTTCTTGAAGCATAGACACCAGTTAAGAAATCTATAGCAATGAATATCAATACACAATGAATCATTGTAGCTATCGGGGCAAAGTAAGCAATTATAATTACCAAGATTTTGAAAATAGTAGTAGTTGACATAAGTAAAGTGAGTTATTTTATATTTATAAATATAAAGAACTTGAATTTATTTATTTCTTTAGATAACTTTAGTTTAAGTTGATATATTAATATACAATGTAATACTAATGACATTAGATTTCTTTAGAATAGCATTGACTTGCTTTATGTTTATACCAATATAAACTTAAATAAGCTTATCTTTATTTATTTCTTTAGATAACTTTAGTTTAAGTTAAATACTAATGTACTTTATACAAAGACGTACCTACATATTATGTTTAAACAGGAATGAAAACCAAAAGTTGAAATAAAAAGAATTCTTACTTTGATATATATAATATAATTTAATAAAAATAAACAAAACTTTATTTTTTGAAGATATAAATTAATAAAAAAAACATAATATGAAAACTAAACAAGAAACAATGACAATATCTTTTTCTTTAAAGGAAATAGATAAAGAAAGAATTAAAGTATTAAAGGAACACGGTATAAATATATCTTTTATACTTAGAGAATGTATTAAGGAACATTATCAAAAAATAATACAATAAACATAAAAATACCAGAGTGGGTCAAGCACTCTGGTATATCTTAAAATAAAAATGCAATGGTCAATCAAAATATATATTCATTAAATAAATTTAGTTTATTTTCTGCGTTAAATAAATCTAGTGTAGTTAAAGAAATTAATATTGATGAATGGATAGAATTAATAAGAACAGGTGGAATTTATATTGATAAAATTAATGAAGCAAGATTAAATGGAAAAGGATCTATACAATACGATTCGATTAAAAAGAAAGATTTACCAACTATAACTCCTAATTTTATATTTAATGGAGTTAGAAAGAATGTAAATATTATATCATCAACTGGTGTAATATATTTAGATTTTGATTATAGGTCTAAAGAAGATGCTCAAATAATGAAAGAACGACTAATGAATAATGAATATGTTTATTCAGTTTTTTATAGTTTAAGTTTACTTGGTTGTGGTTGTTATATTAAAGTAGAAAATGTTACAGTAGATAACTTTGATGAAATAGTAAAAGAATTCTGTACTAAGTTTGCTTTAGAATATGACAAGAATGCAATAAAGAAATCTCAATGTAATGTATTAACTAATGATAAAGATATCTATATTAATAGATCTTCTAAAGTTTACCAACATTCTATAGACAATGTTGCATCAGGTATCATCAAGTATAATATCCAACCAACCAGTATTACTATTGATGATACTAAATGCAACATTTCAAAAGATATCATTTATAATACTATACTTGATAATTATTCTGAAGATTGTGTATACTTACCTGAAGGAAAACTATTTGTTTGTTGTTTTACTCCATATACAAAAGGTGGGCAAAGAAAGATAATTCATAATGGATTTAGAAATACAATTATGAGTTCTTTTATTAATAATTTAGTATATTTGAACCCAACTGCATCTAGCGAATTATTATTTAAAGCTGCAAATGGAGTTAATAAATCTATTTGTGATATACCATTATCTGAAAATGAAATAATAAAAATTTTAAAACAAAAGATTGATGAATTGAATAAAGGAACATTGCAACCAATTAAACCTAAAATTAAAAAATATTGGGTAAATCCTAAATGCGCAAATAAAAGAAAAGCATATCTTGATAAAATTAAAAAGAAATCAAATAATTCTATTGAAGATTTCTTCGGTTCAGAAATATTAAATTGTAATAGAAAAGTTACATATAAAGATATTGCAGAATTTACTAAGATAAGCGAAGTTACAATTAAAAGAAATATAACTGAAGAACAACTAATGTTATTATCTGAATACAATAATAAATTTTTATCAAGAAGCCAAATCTATAGAAACAAAAAGAAATAATAACTCCAGATAAATCTTTAATATATGATTTAGTAATTAAACATAAACCTATAAGTAAATATTGACACAAAATGAGAAGTAAATATATAAAAAAACAATATAAAAAACAAACATTAATGGATGAGTTATTAACTGAAGAAGGCTATCAAGAATTTATTAAAGAAATTGAAGATGCTTTAACCCAGTCTGATATTGTAATATCCGAAATTAAAATAAAAGAACAAAATGGTAATAAGTGAGTTATTTCAAATTTTTAAAGGAGAATCTTGTGTCATACTTGGAAACGGATCTTCAGCAACAGAATATATTTCTAATGAATATGTAAAAAGTATTGGTGTTAATGATATTGGTAGAATTATTAATCCTGATTTTTTATTACTTGCTGATGATAAAGATAAATTTCTCAGAGATTCTAACCAGGAACGCGTTGATATGATAGAAAATACTGGTGCTGATTATTACATTTGTAGAGATACAAGTTGGAATTTTCCAGTTGAAGATTATTATACATTTAGACTTGGTGAGATGGTTCCTAAGATATTCAATTTAGTAAATAATGATAAATTAGATTTTGGATATGATTCTCCGTATATGGCAATTCTTTTTGCTGTTAAACTTGGATTCAAAAATATTGGTATTCTTGGTGTTGATTATACACCAAATCATTTTTATGAAAAAGATGGCAATCATTCTTTGGTAAAATTGAATTTGTTTCCAAAAATTGATGCTGCATATAATAACTTAAACAAACTACACCTTAATATCGTAAATTTATCTGAACAAAGTAAAATTACAGCATTTCCTAAAATGAAAATAAACGATTTTTATAATGAACTTACAAGACACAATGCAATCTATTAATGAAATAGTACTAGAATATCAGAAAACAAAATCTAATAAAGATTATAATCAATTATTCAATTATATGACATACTTGAGTAAAATGATTGCAACAAAATTAGGTAAAGTTTATAATGAAGATGCTACTCAAAACGCAATTATTAGTATTTTAGAGAATATGCATACCTTTGATATTAATAAAGGGAGTTTTTCTACTTGGTCATATAAAATTATTTATAATGAATATCTCCAATCATTTAGACGTAGTAATAAATTTAGTCAAGATATGTCTGTTGATGACGATGATTCTTTTGAAGAAAGTTCTGGTAAAGCAATTAAAAGTTATACTCCAGATTATGAATTTTTTGCAAAACCTGATAATAAAATTACATATGAAGAATTATTAGATGCAATAAAATCATATATGCCAATGAGAAAGGATGATAACAAAACCTTATCCAATAAACAAGAAAAGGAAGTATTTGAATTATTTTTATTTAGTGAAATGGGTCATAAAGAAATTGCAAGCATCTACAACGTTAAAGAAAACAATATTAAAACAACTATACATAATTGCAAAAATGGTTTTAGAAAGCATCTAATAAGTAAATACCCACATAGAATTGTTCCACAATTAAAACGAAATGTCAAAAAATAAAAGAAAATAAATTTGTTTATTTGAGAAAAAAGTTGTATATTTGTATAAATTAAAATAATTAAAAATGAAAAAATTAATATTAATATGTTTACTGTTGTTAACAGTTTACAGTTGTAAAAAAGATGATGAAATTATACCAGATACTAAAATTACAGAATATTTTATACAAAGTTCTTTTTATAGATATAAAACAACTTATCAAAAGAAATGGCACCCTGTTAGTAATGATTCAGTATGGGTTGGTATATCAAATCAATGGTTTACAGATACAACAATAATCTTTAAATATACAGAATCATATGCATATTATGATACAATTAATAATTGTATGTATGAAGGTAAATATGGAGCAATAAAAAAATTAACTGAAATATCAAATAATTATATAAAAAATTGGGATGATACAGTATATAATGGTATTAATATTAGAACAATAGGTATCTGTTATTGTAAAGGTATAAATTAAAATAATATGAAAACAAATAATCAATAAATATCAAAAGAAAATAAATGCTTTTAATAAAAAGAAAAATTCTAAAGAAATTAAAATAGTTATAGTTTTAAAAAGTTGAAATAAAAAAGATTTTCAGAATGATATATAAATTAAACAAAAGAAATTAAAATAACTTTTTTATTTTGAAAGAAAATACTTATTCATCATTCCAATCTGCATCTGATGCAAATTTTGAATTACTTAAACAATTATATGGTAATTCTGAAAAATTTAAACTAATCAAACCTAACCGAATCAATTCTGTATATGATGGAATTATCACTACTAAAAAGAATGATAAAGATTATTGTATAATGATTGAAGTTAAATTAAGACAATTCAGTATGGATGTTTTGATTAATGATTATAAAAAAGATTTCTTTTTAGAAAAAGATAAGTGTCTTTATTTGAGAAAATCTGCTGAAGAATTTGCTAAAGTACCTGGACGTGTGATGAAAATTTGGTATCTTTGTATGACATCTGATAAAAATGTTTTTATATTTGATATTACTGATAATGATTATACTTGGATTCCGCAACATATGAATGCGGTATCATATTCTAAATATCAAAAGAAAATACAGAAATATGTAGCATTGTTGAATATTGATGATGCTGACTATTCGTTTAAAATAAAATAATTATGGAAAACTTATCATACATCGAATTTATCAAATATTTATTAGATAAAAAATTAATCTCTGATGAAGATGAACATCGATATTCTGATGATTTACTTTTCTTTTTATATCTCAATAAAGAAATATATTCTGAAAAAGAAATTATTAATATCTTAAAAACAGCAAAAATATAATGGAACAATTTTTAATGTACGGTTTATTTAGTATTTATGTAGTAACAATACCTTTATTTTGTATTGGAATTGTATTTTTATATAATAAGATGACAAACACATCATCTAGAATACTTAAAATAATGGAAAACTAATGACATATGAAGAATCCTTAATCGAGTCGATTAAATTAAATGCATTGTTACTTTGTTTGCATAACGAAGAAATGTCATTCTTTAGTATTTTTGAAAAATATTGTATATGTAACACAGCAATAGAATTTTATATTGCTGATGAAGAGTATGAATTATGTTCTATGATTAATTCATTTCTACAAAAACCTGATATGAAAGATATAGAATTAAATATCAAATCATATTCTGAAGAATGGAAAAAAACTAAAAAGTTATTTTAATGAAAACTACTAAAGAACTACTCGATGACATAATTACCAAAAATTATAATGAATATTTATCCGTTTCTAAAAAATATAAAAGTATAGATTCTCCTCAAGATATTTTACAAGAATGTCTTTGTATTATTTATGAGATGCCAGAAGAAAAGCAACTCAAAATAATTTCATATATTGATTATTATATATTACAGATGATTAAGAT